CTGTTCGTAAAGCTAAACTGTACTACCTGCGTGAGCGTACTGGTAAGGCTGCTCGTATCAAAGAGCGTCTTAACTAATAACGCGTTCACGCCACATCCAAAGCGTGTTATAAAACAAGGGGTTAGCGTAGAGCTAACCCCTTTTTTATTTTGAGTGTCCATAGAGTGTCCACGCAGATAGAATACTTGCCAGCCCATCTATCCATCATCTACCTGATACTGTTAGTTTAGTACTTTTGGTTTACACTGAAATCTCATGAATGTGCGTATAAGGACGTAAAGGATGCTTTCCCACTCTTTTGAAGATCTTGCACAGGCCTTTCGGGTTTTATTAGAGTCTAACTGGTCACTACAGCGTTTGTTGGCTATTGATCGTGCTGAAGCAATTGGCAATTTAGAATCGGGCCTGAATACACAACTTAATGCTTTTCATAATTTGTATGACAACATGCAAAGCAATGGATTAGAGCCTGACTGGTATTTGAAACCTGAATTATTAATGATGCTTGTTATTCGAAATGCTCGGCATCATAACAAGGCCAACCGTATTAGAAGTATTTATAACTATCATCGTCAGTCCATGAACGACCCTACACAGCAAAAAAACTATTTTTATGTGAATTTCCCGGCACCTCCAGAGGAAGAAGGTGGTGGCTATTTTGAGGTTCCTATCTCATGGGGAGATATTGATAAGATGCTTTCTCTGCCGCGTCAAGAATCGAGACTCCGACCAGAGGCCAAAGAACGTATACGTGATTATTTAGATGCTAATTCATTTGAAGCACAAGCAAACCAGCTAGGTCTCACAAAAGAAGATATATTCATCAACTATGTGCCGTTATCTATGAGCGCTGGAATCGCACTTCATCCATTCATCAAAGATAATATTTCGCTTAATGATGATTCGGTTGAAGCTAAAAGCTTTTTATCGCTTTTTGCTTCAACACATCCTGCGTTAACAAAGCAACATATCTGCAAGGCGATAGCTTTTTCATTACCAATCTAAGTTTGATACAAGAAGGCCTGCAAAGCAGGCCTTTGATTTAAAGCCAGAGCTGATGTTGTTGGTATTTAGACGGGTGGGGTGGGGCGGGTTCAATTTCTCCTGGCTTCACGATAAAACGAGCAAGGCTCTCGTGGGTGACGAAAGTGCAACCGCAGTTGATGTTCTGGCACTGGTGGTAGCGCTCTTTCGTTTCAGTGCTCAGGTACCGGCTTGATCGTGCGTGTGCTGCATCCTGACATAGCGGACAGTGCATCATAATTTCTTCCCTCTCCTTGCTGACTTGAGGGGGATAATAAACTTGAATCTTACATTTGCAAGTTTTGTTTGTATAATCAAGATTCGTCGGTGTCATATTCTACATCCGAAAGCATCACCTCAAGCTCTACTGCCGTTGTGAAGCCATTCCCACCGAGATTATGGGTCACCCTGCTGATTATCCATGCTTGCTCGTCTATAACGCTCTTAAAGCCTGAGACCCTGACCGGCGTTTCGGGGTAAATATCCTCGCGGCCGGTCGCTAACATAATGGAGAACTCCGCAACCCCACGCTGCAATTTATCCCACTTCGCCTGAGCTGCACGCATCGCTTGCGCCTTTGTCGCGTAAATGGTCGTCAGCGCGAAAACGTTGTCAGCCTCACCGGCCATGTATTCACCCTCGCGGGCTTCCTGCTCTTTTTGCTTTTTGGCCGTGACTTTATTGCTCACTGGTTTTGCTTTCGGGTGCTGTAGCGCCCGGAGGTGTTGCTCTTTGGGCTTACGTTTCAGCTTCACTGTCTGCTTTTGTTTCGCCGGTTTCGGGTCTTTAGTGTGCAGCCACTTAGCGGTTACGCCGGTGTAAGCGCCACGGTCGGCAATGGCAAACTGATGCCGGTCACCGTCACCGCGCTGGATGGTAATTTGAGGAATAGCTTTTCCACTGGCAGTGGTACCGCTTCCCGCTTTGAGCATCAGCAATCTACCCGCTTTCACTGAGACCGCACCGCCGTTGCGTTCTGCGAGGCGAGTCAGGAAAACGGCGTCGGATTCCTGAGACTGGTCGATATGCGGAATCTGGATCCCCGCAAGAGAATCAGTGACGCTGGCCGTTAACTTGTTCCGCTCAGCTATCGAGCTGACGATTGCGCCGAGCGTGGTGTCATGCCATGACTCCTCACGACGGGAATTAAGCGTCCCGCGAAAATCCGCACCCCGGGCGCGAATGGTTACCGTATCCGGCGCCCCCGGTGCTCTACCTCATCGACGGTAAATCGCCCCTTGCTGACCAGAGAGAAACCTTTCCACCCGAGATACAGCGACAGCACCGCACCGCGAATCGGCAATGCGACCAGACCGTCAGTATCGTCGAGCTCGATGTCGAGCTGGTCGGCCTCAAAACCCCGATTGTCCGTCATCGAGAGGTTAATCAGCCGGTCACTGATATTGCCGGTGATATCTTTGCTTTCCAGTGTCAGCATAAAGTCGGGCGTCAGCGTGGCACCCGCGCCGGTGATAATATCCAGCATGATTACGCCCCCACCATCGACAGCAGATCGCCAGCTTTCCCGACCAGACTTTCGGCCTGTTTTCCAATATCGCCATACACCGCGGCGAGCGACTCATCGACACGGGTCAGTGACAGGGTGAAGCTGATTTTTCGTGGCGTCCCATCCTCAAAAAATACCGTGCCGGTCTCCGAGACATTACTGACAACAAACATCCCGTAAATCCAGCCTGAGCCAGAGATAAGCGGCCATGCGCGCCCCTGTTCAGCCATTGCATAAAGCGCCAGCATCGTGAGCTTACCGCCGGTCAGCTCAGGATACAGGTCACCGCTCAGGGTGATTTTATCTTCCCCCTCGCCGAGATACTGAAAAGCGTCACGCTTCCCGATGCGAGAGTTTGACGCCCAGCTATAATCCGCGCTGCGCTGCATGCTCTGGTAGGGCAGCGTCTGACGCATAAAAACAAACATACCTAATGCCAGCATCATAATCAGTCTCCTTAGTCATGCATCATGCTTGCGCGGGCTTTGGCGCGCTTCTCGCGCTCATACTTTTCTAATGCATCCTGCAAATCATTACCCAACCGATCTCCCGGCATACCATTGCCCGGCACGGTGATTTGATAGATTGGCCGACTCTGGTCGATGTAGGTTTTACCGGCGGGTGCCGTGACCGGCTGATAGCTGTTGTATGCGCTGATTGCCGGGCTGTAACCGTTCTGCGTCGCTGCATTGGCTTTCGCCGCAGTCTGGTCAAGTGAGCTGGATTCTTTGTTGATAATGCCGAGTTTTTCGAGCACCCAGTCAATCCCGCTTCGCAGCTTGTTAAAGGCGTTAAGCGGCATCAGCAGCGCATCGGCCAGCGTCTGACCGAACATAACCCCAACATCACGACAACTGTTGAGCGTGTCCTGAGTCGCTTTCACCGGCGCTATCAGGTCTTTAAACCACTGCCAGACGCCGCGAAGTTTTTCGCCGAGACCGTCGAAAATGGGTGCCAGCGGGGCGAACATTTCCCCGACCGGCGCAAAGGCACTCATGAGCCCCTCGACCACACCGGCAAAGAATGCGCTGACAGGCTCCCAGTATTTACGGATAAGCAGCGCGCCAGCGACAACAGCCGCCGCTACCGCCACGACAGGCCACGTAATAGCACCAATAGCCGCAATGACCCCGCCACTGATTGTCGTAAAGACCGCACCAAGCGCACCAGCCGCCGAAATGATGGCGTTAATACCAGTAATTACCGGCCACGATACAAGGCCAATGGCACCAATCATCCCCACAATACCGACAGCTGCCGCCGTAATGACACCCAGCGTGGTGGCAAGAGATTTGTTCTTTTGGATCCAGCTATCGAGCCTCAATACATACCCTGTCGTCGTTTGTACCAGCTTTCTTAATGATGACTCTTGCTGGTCAAACAGGTCGGTTCCTACCGCTTCATACGCAGACTGAAACTCTTTAAAATCGCCGCCGAGGTTATCCTGCATGACCTTCACCAGCTCAGCGGTTTTGCCATCCGATGCTTTAAGGGAAGCGGTAAGCTGGTCTAATTTCCCGCTCGAGGCAGCGGTCATGAGTACCGCAGCCGACGAGCTGGCCTCTTCACCGAAAATGGTTTTCATATATTCGGCACGCTGGCCGGTGCCGAGGTTGTTTTTATCAAAACTCCGCTGCATTTCTTTCAGGATGGTAAATATTGGACGTGTGTTCCCCTTACCATCAGCCGTTTTGACGCCGAGCTCTTTAATGGCGTCATACGCTTTGCCCGTTGGAGCCTGCAGGCGACTTAATACGGCACGGCTCCCCGTACCCGCCATCGATCCCGTAATTTTGGCGTCATGCAGTGCGCCGACCATTGCGG